GTTCGGAGGAAACGGACATTAGGGGTCACCCCCCACCTGGTGGTGACGTTGGGTCACCGGGCGTTCCAGCCCCCAGGTTGGTGCTGTGCGGTCTCTCGGTCATGACATGGCTTGCATAGTCCGCGGCCTCGCGTCGGGTCGTTGGGGTCGAGGCCTTGCTTGATCAGGTCGCGTCGGCTGGTCGGGTAGTGGTCGGCGACGGTGGATGGTGCTCGGCGGCAGACCTTGCAGATGGGGTCTCGGGCCAGTACCTGCTCACGGAAGGCTCGGTGTCCTGCGCTGGTGTAGCCGCGCTGGGATGCGGTGCCTCGGGCGCGGTCGGTGTCGCGTCGGTGGGTGTCGCAGCGTCCACCGGACGTGAGGGTGGGGCAGCCAGGGACTGGGCAGACGCGCATCGGTCAGTCGTCGCCGCGGACGAGGGCGGCCTGCTCGATCTGGGTGCCGAAGGTCAGGAGGCCGAGGGTGTCCCAGGCGCGCATGTCGTCCGCGTGGAGGGTCCAGACGGCCCGGTCGCCGTCTTCGTCGATGACCTCGATGAGGGACACCCAGCGGGTGACGTAGCTGTCGGCGAGGACAGCGGAGATCGCCGCGCTGAGGCGGTCGGTCACGTCGTCGTCGGACACGCCGTCTCGCTTCCGTCGAGTAGGTCGTCGATGCGGGCGGTGAGGTCAGCGTGGCGGGTCCAGCACTCCGCGATGATCGCGCCGAGGGCGGCGCGTTCCTCGGTGAGGTTGGTGAGGGCGGCGAGGCGGGACGGGTCCATGACGCACTCCCGAGGACGGTGGGAGCATGCTGGGATGACGAAGGAACCGAAGCGGGCGTGCCCGCAATGCGACCAGTCGATGACGCGACGTGACGTCGCTGGCGAGGACGGCACGGTCGAGACCTGGTGGGTCTGCCCTCGGTGCGGGCGTCAGAAACCCAAGGTCTACCCGGACTGGATGAAGTGAGCGAAGGCGCCGGACCCGGTGGGAGGGTGTGCGGCGCCTACGGCGACAGCGTACCCGATCATGCGTGGTATGCCCGTCAAGCGACGCGCTGACGTGCCCGACCGGTGGTGTCGCGGGTGCGGGTGACGTACTCGGCTTCGTCCACGTCCCGCAGCCGGTACAGGTGCCGGCCCGCGACGGTAGCGACCGGGGTGAGGATCCCGCGGCGGCGCCAGTCCCGGATGGTCGCCGGTGCGACGTCGTGCAGGGCCGCGGCCTGCGCTGTGGTGATGAGCATGTCGTCGGTCACTGGTCCCCCTCGGTGCCCGTGCGGGCGAGCCACTCATACTCGCCGTCACGCCAGACGCGTTGACAGTCCCGGTTGCGGCAGGTGACCTGACCGGCCCCGTCCTCTCGTGCCAGGGTACGACGACCGCAGGACGGGCAGACCGTCTTGAGTCGGTGGGTGAGGTCGTCTCGGCCGGACACCCGTTCGAGGGCGCGGGCCAGGGCACGGGCTTCGCTGGCGAGGTCGGGGCCGGCGTCCCAGGCGGCGAGCTGGTCGAGGTGGGCGGCGAGGTACCGGCAGCACGCGCCGAGGTTCCGGGGTGGTAGGCCTGCGTTGGTGACGTGCAGGGGGCCGTGCTGGTGGAGGTGGTCTGCGGCGGCTTCGGCCCACCGCCATGCCCAGGTGATGGCGTCGTCGGCGGTGTCCCAGGCGGGTGATGGTGACGGGGTGGTGGTGGGGCGGGTGTGGATGCCGTCGGCGCGGGGGCGGGAGGGCAGGTTGAGGCGGCCGTCGGTGCGGGACGCGGCGTGGACGGTGAGTTCGGGGATGGCGTGGAGGGCGTCGAGGGTGCGGTCGTGGCAGTGCTGGCAGAGGTGGCCGATGTCGGCGCGGCGGGGTAGGCAGCCACGGCAGTGGTCGGGGTGGTCGGTGCAGTCGGTGGTGCAGGCGCAGTCGGTGGTGTGGCGGCCGCGGTAGGTGCAGCCGGTCGCGCAGGTCGGCGTCTCGGTCACGGGGTCTCCTTGGTCACGGCACCGCAGGTGGGGCACTGCATCACCCGGTCAGGGATGTCGGCGTAGGTCGTCACGTCTACGAGGTCGTGGCACCGGTGGGGGCTGGGCGAGGCGTCGTCGGTCAGGCGGGCGGCGATCCACCGCAGGTACGTCCACGTGTGCTCGGTCGGCTGGGCGCCGGCAGCGAGCCAGTCGACGTTGGCGCGCAGGGACTCGCCGAGCAGCTTGACCTCGATCTGGGTCAAGGCCACAGGTCCTCAGTCCCCCTTCACGTTGATCAACTGGCGCAGGGTGTGCCGGACCTCCACGAGATCCGCCGCGTCGGTCATCACCTGGTCGATAGGCTTATAGGCGAGCGGGTGCTCGTCGATGAACTCGGCCGAGCCGGACCACTCGATCCCGGACATGCGCTGGGCCAGGTCGTCGAGCGTGAACGCCTTGCGGGCGGCCGACCGTGAGTAGTTCCGGCCGGCGCCGTGTGGCGCGGAGTTCAGGGCGAGGCGGTTGCCCTTGCCGACCACGACGTAGGAGGCGTCGCCCATGCTCCCGGGGATCAGGCCGAGCGTGCCTTCGCTGGCGTCGATGGCGCCCTTGCGGGACAGCCACACGTCCCTACCGAAGTGGCGCTCCTGCTCGGTGTAGTTGTGGTGGCAGGAGACGTGCTCGGCGCGACGGACGTCCTCGCCCATGAACTCGGCCGCGGCGTCGGCGACACGGTCCATCATCTCGGCCCGGTTGAGACGGGCGAACTCCTGGGCCCACTGCATCTGGAGGATGTAGTCCCAGAACTCGCTGGTGCCCTCGACGAGGTAGGCGAGGTCGGGGTCGGGGAGACTGATCCACCACTTCTCGCACAGGTGCCGGGCGACCCCGATGTGGCGGGTGGCGATCTTGTTCCCGACACCGCGGGAGCCGGAGTGCAGGAACAGCCACACCCGGTCACGTTCGTCGGTGGAGATCTCGATGAAGTGGTTGCCTGAACCAAGGGAGCCGAGCTGCAACCGCCAGTTGCCGTACTTGTCGGGGTCGAACCCGTCGCGGCCCTTCCGGGTGGCCAGGTTCTCCAGGTCGGTGATGCGCGCTGCCGTGCGTTCGTCTCTGATCGTCCCGTTGTAGTGCCCGGCGGACAGGGGCACGGCCGCGGCGATCGCCTTCCGCAGCGACACCAGGGCGCCCCGGTCGCGCATCTGCTCGCCCGTCCACTGGGTGAGGACGGCGTCCATGCCGCAGCCGATGTCCACGCCGACCGCGGCAGGAATGATCGCGCCCAGGGTCGGGATGACGCTCCCGACGGTCGCTCCCTTGCCCAGGTGGGCGTCGGGCATGAGGGCCATGTGCGGGTGGATGAACGGCATCGACGACGCGGTGACCGCCTGCTCGCGGGTGTTGGGTTCCAAGATGGACGCCCACGAGATGAGGTGGGGGGCGAGGTGCTCGGGCATTCAGGACTCCTTGGTTCGGTCGGCCGGGCGGGGGGTGGGCTGGTCGAGGGTCTGGCCGGTCATCGGCGGTGTCCCTGCAGTCGGGCCTGACGGGTGGACGGGCGGGCGTGCCCCAGCGGGTCACGCGGCACCGGGACGGTCCTCGGGACCGGCAGGAGGCCCAGCTGGTCGAGGAACAAGCGCATCTCGGCCTCGTCGCGGGCGTGGACGGCGACCGCGGCGACGGCGTGCCGCACCTGGTCGGGCGTGTGGCGTCCCCCGGGGTCGAGGATCGTCTGGATCTGGTCGGTCATCGGTGGGTCTCCATCCAGTGCAGGTCGCGGATCGTGGCGCCGACGGTGAGGCCGACGAGGAGGCCGAGGGACGCTGCCGTACACCAGCCGAGCAGGCGGGTCATGACGGGTCCTCGCATCCACAGGGCTTGACGAGCCAGCAGCGGTCACAGACGACGACAGGCCGCTCGACCGGGGCGACCTCGGTGCAGTCGTCGTGGATCAGGTCGTCGTGGTCGTACCGGACCTGCTGCCCGACCTTGATCCGCTCATAGCAGGCAGGGCAGGCCCCTTGGAAACGGGCCTCGAACGGCGCACTCACGGCTTGGTCCTCTCGTCCTCTGGGGCCTCGGTGGGATACGCGCGCCCGTACTCGTCCCGAATGCCGACCCGACACCGCGGGTGGGCGGCCAGGAACCGCGCCGTGTGGCGGCGGAAGTAGGTGGCGATGTCGTCGCCGAGCAGCCAGTAGGCGGAGGCGTTGTAGTCGGCGACGATCCGGGCACGGTCCGCCAGGTCGGCGCGGATCTGCGGCAGGTCCGACAAGTGCTGCCCCGACTCGTCGTCCGCCCTCAACGGCGGCGTGTGGTCCAGGCATTCGAGGTACACGTAGGTGCTCACAGGGGTGTCCTCTCGGGGGTTCGGCGGGCGGGCGGGCACGATGACCACGCCCGGATGCGCGGCTGACGGGCGAGACGGCGGGCGGTCACGACGACCGCCTCAAGGCGTGCCACGAGCGCACGGGGTGCGTGACCGCGTGCTCGGCAGCGAGGAGCCACAGACGCCAACGAGGCAGCCCCTCCCAGTCGCCGAACCGGAGGCGACGCTCGGCCGCGACGCGCCAGCGCTCGAATGGCCGGACCCGGCCGAGGGCGTAGCCGACGTACAGGGCCATGTACGCGAACCACACGACGTCGCTCACGGCTCTGTCCTCTCGTCTCGAATGACTCTGCCTGTGACGGCGCTACGACGGATCGCGCCAGCCACCCTGTATGTGCCGTCGCCGAGGGGCTGGAAGGAGACCCGCGAGTCGTCCTTGCCGATCAGCTCTGCGAGGGTGTCGGCGTCCATGCCACGAACCGCAGCCACCACAGCAGCAGCGACGAAGCGGCAGCGATCGCCACCGAGGCAGCCCCCGTCAGGATCGGCTGCGACGTCAGGCCAGTCTCGACCCTCGGCCTCGTGGATCACGTCCGCGATCACCTCGACGGCGCTCACAGGGACTCACCCCGCCTGATCCGGGCGGCACGCTCATAGAGCCATCGGCGGCTGCCGCAGAAGCACTCCTCGTCGGAGTCACGGCACTCGTCGCGCACCTGCTCCGCCGCTTCCTGCAGGGCCTCAGCCCGGACGCGGGCCAGGGCACGGTCGAGCTCAGGGGCCTCCTTGATCGCAGCGTCAAGCGCGGCGAGGCATGTGAGGACGCCCTTGCGGTAGTCGCTCGGTCGCTCGAAGTGGACGAGGTCGGTCAGGTCGGCCTGGCGGGCCACGACCTCACGAGCGGCGCGCAGGCCGGCGGCGAACGCTCGGGCCTCGTCGGGTGTCGGGTCAGGGTCGGTCACGACGGGTCCTCCCACTCAGTGATGGCTGTGCCCTGGTCAGGCCAGCGGTGCTTGCCGTCGTGGCCTCGGTACAGGCCGCACTGGTAGGTCTCGCGGCCGTGGATGCGCTGGGCGATCTCTGGCATGGGCACGGCGCTCGGGACGTGGCAGCGGCGTGCCTGGTCAGCCCTCATGGCCGCCGCGAGCGCCTCGACCAGGTCTGTCGGCAGGTGGCCTTGCGTGCGGACCTGCGTGCCGTCCGCGAGCGTCACGACCTCGCAACGCGGCACCTCGGATGTCGGGTCAGTGGTCATCGGACACCACCTCAGCGCTCTGCACGTCCAGTCCGTAGAAATCGACACCATCGGCCAGGACGAGGTTGCCCAGTGAGGCCAGCCATGAGGCGGTGGTGTCCTGGATCGCCGTCTCGTCGAGCCAACGGGCGAGCTCCTCCGTGGTACGCCCGACCACATCCTCGGCGTCGACGTCGAGGACGGCTGTCCGCCACCGCTCCTCGGTCCATGTCACCTCGACCTTCACTGGTGCTCACCGTCCTCGGCGCGGCGGGCGGCCTTACGTTCGCCCCACCACTCGTCTAGCTCGCGTTCGTACCGCTCCGGCGTCATATCCGGGTTGGTGTGCTCCAGCCGCGCCGACGTCCGTCCGTCGGTCGCGTCGAACTGGTCGCGCTTGTAGTAGTCGCTGTCGAGCAGGTAGCCGCCGCGGGTGAGCGTCAGGAGCGCGCTCTCGATCTCGTCGTGGCTGTTGCCCCGGATCGTCACAGTGAGGCGGTACTTCGCAACGGGTGGCCGGGTCTCGTTGCCGCTCATCGCTCACCGTCCTCGGGGTACAGGCCGTCGATCAGGTGATCGCGGTACTGGTCGATGCGAGAGCCGCGCTTCGGATCGCACGACCATCCGCAGTCGCACGTGTCGCCGAAGATCGTCCAGTGCCCGTCAAGCCGCGCTCTCAGCGCCTCACGGGACAGGACCGGGCGAGCTGCGGGCTCATCCTCAGGTGCCGGAACGCCAGCGGCACGGAGCGCTGCTGGGACGCCTGCCCCTTGCGCTGCGCCGACGAGCCGGTGGATCGCACCCTTCGGCAGGATGTAGGCGAGCGTGTCGCCGTCCTCAGTGGTGCCGTACTGCGTCGCCTTCCAGCAGACGTCGATCACGGCCTTGGACAGCACGTCCCGATCGGGCCCCCCCTCGCCCTCCCCGTCTGCCTGCCCCCTGCCGTGCACCGGACAGTTCGGGTCGTCCTCCCGATCCACGTTCTCGTCGTGGTAGCGCTCGGGATCGCTGTAGTCCACGACGTAGTGCTGGCAGGTGCACCCGACCGCGCCCTCTCCGTCTACCTGCCCCCCGGACGAGGCAGGAGCGGGGGTGAACGGGTGCGACAGGTGTCCGGTCATCTCCAGGGCCATGTGCGTGCCGTTGCGGTTGTCCCGGCCACAGACTGTGCAGCCAGGGTCGTCATCGCGGACGTGCTCGATCGCCTCGTCCTCAGACCGGCCGCGCCAGTCCGGCCAGGAGCGACCCTCGTTCTTCGTCTGCTTCGCCACGATCGCATCGAGGATCTGCTGCGGCTCCCAGCCCGCACGCCATGCACCGTCGAACGCCAGGATCAGGACGTCCACCCATTCCTCGACGTCGGCAGGGGCGGCTTCGATCTCGCGCAGCTCCTTGCGGATGTGGTCAAGCACGCCTAGTAGCCGGGCGCCCGGACCGAACGTGCGCATGCTCCACTGGCGCTGTCGCTCGATGTGCGCCGCGTCGATCACCGTCTCCCCGCTCTCTGCCTCCCCGGACGACGAGACAGGAGCCAGGAGGTAGCGGAGGCTGTCGACGATGCAGGCGAGGCACGTCGGCTCTCCCTCGCAGCCGTAGTTGTGCGCCACGCCAGAGTCGCCCTCGATCATGTCCGCGCACTCCTGTACGGCCTCCACCACGCCACGCAGACGCGACAGCTCGGCGCGGGCTTCGGTGAGGGCTGCCACGGTTGCCTCGTGGCGCTCTTGGTGGCCGGTCTCGGTCTCGCTCATCGGGTCTCCCCGGCAGGCGCGGACGGGACAGGAGCCATGACCCGCAAGATCTGCTGCGCCAGGTAGAACCGCGCCACAGAGTGGCAGTCGTGGTCGCCGCGGTAAGCGCACGGCTCATCGGACGGGTCGAGGCTGTCGGCCACCGCCTGATCCGCGAGCGCCTGTACGGCCTCCACCACGGACCGCAGGCGCTCCACCTCAGCGCGGGCAGTGTCACGCTGGCGTTCCATCGTCAGGGCGGCCACGCGCCAGCCCCCGGAATCGCCGTCTGCGGGCCGAACAGACCCCCCACCATCCGGGAGTGCCCCCGGACCGTCTACGCCCGCCACAGCCCCACCCACGGCCTCCAGCGAGGCCATTCCGTCCACCACGTCACTCACTGATCCACCTCGACAGCCTCGTAAGTGGCCTCGAAGATGCTCGGCTCGCAGGGGTACCGCTCGCCCTGCACTCCGGTGATGATCCAGTCGCCGGGGCAGACCGTGTGCCCGCCCTCGATGGTGTCGATCCAGCCGTGGTCGTGCATCGTCGCCTTGCACTGCGGGCGGCGAGTGTCGGGCAGGTCCCCATGCACGGCGGTCCCTGGCACGTCCGGGTGTCGGTAGTAGCGCACGACGGCACCTTCCATGCGCACGCCCTGCTGGACGACCCGGTCGTCGGGGTGGTCGCCATTCCGCCACCAGCGCGTGGCCTCGATGACTACGGGCTTCTTGCGGTACCTCGTTGCGTTCATCAGTCCTCCATGTCGTCGTTGTCGGGGTCAAGCTCGGTGTCGGCGGCGTAGACCGCCAGGGCGTAGGCCTGCCAGACGTCCGCCCGGAAGCCGTAGAACCAGCCCGGCGCGGCCTTGGTGCCCTTGCCGTGGTTCGGCTGGCCGGGCGCGAACCGGTCCACGAGGGCCTGGATGATGTTCGAGTCCTTCGCGCGGGACGAGCCGCAGTGGTGCAGCTTCACCGGATGCCGTTTGACGAGCGTGGGCAGCGTCCCGAGCCCGCCGAGCGCGTGCTGCTGGAAGCGGCCGATCCACACGCAGGTCTCGAACACGTCCTTGCCGGCGGGCATCCCGGTCCCGTAGTGGCCGACCATCTCGATCACGGCCCGCACCTCGGGCTCAGCCAGGACGATGTCGGCGCGCCGGAACAGGAGCAGCACGTTCGCGTTGAGGTCCTTGCCGAAGTCCAGCGGCCGGCAGTCGTCGGCGTCGATGAGGCACCAGCCGGACTCGGTGTTGCCCGGGTCGATGGCCAGGATGCGGCTCATGACGCGGCCACCAGGATCGGGTCGTACACGACCGGGACGGAGACGGCCGCGACGTACCAGTGCCGGGGCATCACACGCGGAGCTTGCTCGATCTCCGACGCCCAGGACCAGAGACGACGGACCTGGACCCACGGCACGACCTCGCGAGCGTCGGTCACCCGGTAGCGGTGCGCTGTGCGGTCACAAGCCAGGATCTGCGAGGTGAGTCCGAGCGCGTCACGGATCGGCGCGTCGAGGTCCGTGAACCACGCGAGGACACCCGGTCCGTCGATCTGCCTGGTCGTCAGCGACGCGCCAGGGACGACCAGTCCGTCGATCCGCTCGTGGCCGTGGTCGCAGGTGTAGTGCCACAGGCTCATGACGCCTCCCCGGCCAGCTCGGCGCGCAGAGCCCGGACCTCACGGCCCAGGACCCGCATCGCCTCGTAGGCCGCGACCAGCAGGACCTCCGGGTCCGACGCCTCAACCGGCGCATCCAGGTCACTCATGACGCCTTCCTCCGCTTCGTTGCTTTCGGGTGGCAGTCCGGGCAGCGGGCCATCGACGAGTCGCTGACCTCGACGAGCCGGGTCGTCTCGTCGCACTGGCCGCACCAGGGCGGGCGGACCGGCTTGAAGGTCGCGCAGTCGGCGCAGCCGCTGCGCGGTCGGCTATGGCGAGTGCAGACGCGCCCCCCGCTTGCGGGGGGAGGGGGGGGTACTGGACGGTTAAAGGACGGTTCGGGCGGCGTGGGTGCCGCCCCCCCCATGGTCTGTACGCCGCCCCGGCAATCCGCCGCCCCCGGCAAATCGCCACCCCCCTCGGAAGGCACCGAAACCGGCCTCGGCATCACCACGACGTACCGGTTCACACCCCCCGGACCAGCGTTCCGGGCAACCTTCACCAGGCCCTCGTCCTCAAGCTTCACCAGGGTCCTCTGCACCGTCCTCCGGTCCTGCCGGCACTTCTTCGACAAGGTCTCCATCGAAGGCCACGCGTTGCCGCCGCTGTCGTCGGCGAAGTCAGCGAGAGCCAGCAGCACCAGCAGCTCGGTACCCCGAGCGGTGCTGTGGTCCCACAACCACGACATGACGCGGATACTCATGCGACACGCGCTCCCTTGCGGGAGTTGCAGGGGCGGCACAGGGTCTGCAGGTTCGACTCGTCGTCGCTGCCACCGAGAGACCACGGGTAGATGTGGTCCAGGCTCAGCGACTCGTCGGAGCCGCAGTGCACGCACCGGAACCCGTCGCGCAGGTAGACCGCCTGGCGCACGTCGTCCGGGATCGGCTGCCGCGCGGCCCACCGCTCGAAGCGACGGCGCTTCAGGACCGTGATGACGTCGAACGGCTCCGTGTCGAAGACGCTGTAGCCGTTACGGGTGATCGCAGCGTCGCCACGCGCGACGAGCACGTCACGCCACGCCTCAACACGTGAGACGCTGACCTTCTGCCACTGCCACCAGAACAGGCGCTTGAGCATCACGCCGTCGGCCCAGTAGCGACCCTTGCTGTCTGAGCCTCGGACCAGCGCCAGGAGCAGATCGTCGGGGTCGCGGACGTCGGCGGAGCGTTCTGGGAGGTCGAGCGTCACGAGCTTGCTGGCGAGTACCTGGGACATTCAACCCGCCTCCCCGGTGTCGTCACAGGGGGCGGATATCGTAGAGTCCACGAAGCCGTTCCTCTCGCTGATGTCGAGTGGTGCGGTCAGGCTCCGGTCAGGTGTTGACGCACCTGCCGGGGCCGTTCTGTTTCCCCTCGATCCTACCCCACTGGGGCGACCGGAACCCGTTGCAACACAACGGTTATCCACAGCCCCAGTCCGTGAAACATCACGTGAAACCATCACGACGCCTGCCTCTCAGCCTTGCGGCGCTGATGACGGGCCCGCTGGTACAGCCGCTCACCCTCACCGGCCCACATGTCACGCTCGCCTCGGGACCAGGCAGCGTGCGCCATCCGCAGCGAGTCCGGTGACCACGCCAGGTCCGGGAACCGCTGCCCGACCGGCAGGGGCGCGTCGTCCAGCCACGCGAGCAGGTCAGCGACAGACCGGTCCAGCGGCACCATCGCCGCGAGAGCCACACACAGGGCGACAAGCTCGACGCGGGACAGGGGGTCGGTGATCCGGGCGACCTCCCATGCGCCGTCGTCGCGGATCGCGCACGCGAGGCGTTGTCCGCGCTGGACTGCGGCCTCGGCGAGGCGGTCACCGTCGGGGTGTGGCTGCACGTCGATGCCTCTACCCCTCATGGCGTCCTCCTGGCCTTGCGTCGCAGCCCGTCCACCTGTCGCTCCGTCAGGCCGCCCCACACGCCGTGCCGGGCGTCGTGGGCCAGCGCGTAGTCCAGGCACTCGGCCTGGACGGGGCAGTCCCGGCAGATCGCCAGGGCGGGGCCGGTGGCGGCCCTCTCGATCGGGAACCACACCTCGGGATCGGCGTCGAGGCACGCGGCCCGGGTCATCCAGTCCGGCCTCATGAGGCCGCGTCCAGGTCGAACAGCACCGGCATCGCCCGCTTGCGCTCCGCAGCCTCGAGGTACTTCACGCCGTCCATGAAGTAGCCCGGGTTCAGCTCCACCGCTCGCCCTCGCCGGCCCAGATGAAGGGCCCGCAGCGGGACGGTGAACAGGCCACCGAACGGGTCGAACACGAGGTCGCCGGGGTTGGAGTACCGGGTGATGAGCCGGTCAACGATGTCGAACTGCAGCGGGCACACGTGCATGGTCTGGGCCTTGCGGGACTGCTCGGTGTTGAGGGTGAGCATCCGGTTCACGTCATGCCAGACGTCGGGGTGCCAGGATCCTGGGGCGAGGGACATGAACGTGGCCGGTAGCGCACCCCTGCCCTCCAGGGCCTCCCCGATGGTGATGTGCGACTCGTAGTCGTAGACCTGCCGCAACGTCTGCTCCGTGAACAGGCGCGACCACTGCTCGACCGGCAGCGCGGACAGTTCATCCGGGGTGAGAGGCCGGTCACCGGAGGACCGCCAGAACGCGTGCGCATCGACCTGCCAGCGGGCCCGCGTGTAGTCCGCCTTGGCCTTCGTGACGGGCACGTCGGCGTACCCTTTGGCCCGGTCGGTCTGGGGCTTGTGGAACAGCAGGATGTACTCCGGTGACCCGGCGCCCATCTTCGTGCCGTCCTTGCACTGCTCAGACCAGCCGAGCCGGTACGTCTGGTTGTTCTCCCGCACGACGTCGGTGACGACGGTGACCATGCCGAGGTAGTCGAAGCCGTGCTTCAACCCGTGCATCAACGCTTCAGCGTGGAACGGGCTCACGGTGGGTACGCCGGCGCCGGTGACGTTGCCGAACAGGATCCTGTCCTTCACGTGGCAGGCGTAGATGCGTCCCGGCTTGAGGACCCTTAGCAGCTCCGGGGTGAGGTAGTCCATCTGCGCCCAGAAGTGCTGGTTGTCGTCGGTGTGACCGAAGTCCTCGTAGGCCGGGGTGTACTCGTAGTGGTTGCTGAACGGTATGGACGTGACGATCAGGTCCACGGACTCGTCGCCCATGTGGTCCCGGGTCTCGACCACGCAGTCGTTGTTGGCGACCATCCACCCATCGCCAGCCGCGGTGATCCGCTCGACCCCGATCGACCGGGTGAGGGCTTCGGCGATGGAGTCGGAGGACAGGCCGTGCTCTCGGATGACAGTGGTCATGGTGGCGGTGAGCTCCTTGTGCTGTTCCCACTTGCGCCGGATCACCTGCACGACCTCACGTTCAGACTCGGCGTGGATCAGGTGCGCGGTGCAGGGACGGGTCTGCCCGAATCGTTGGATGCGGTGCAGGGACTGGATGAGGTCGTTGAACTTGAACGTCAAGCCGATGTAGACGCACGTGTTGGCCTGCTGCAGGTTCATGCCTTGGCCGAGCATCACCGGCTTGCCAACCAGTGCGTAGGTGTCGCGGGCGCGCCATGCTTCGAGACGCCGTTCAACCTCATCCGGGTCGAGGGACCCGTGGATCGATGAGTAGGTCAGGCCGGCCGCGTCAAGGCCCTTCTCGATTGCGTGCTGTTCGTCGTTCAGGTCGCACCACAGGATGATCTGGTCGGTCGGGTCCTGCTGGTGGTGGTCGGTGACCAGGGTCATCAGCTGGGCGAGGCGAGCGGGCAGGCTGCGGCGCTTCTCGTGGGCGGCTTCCGACAGGCCCATGGCGATGCCGCGGATGAGCCGCTCTTGTCCGTCTCGGTCGGTCTGTGGGGTCTCGTCGGGGTCGGTGACCTCGACCTCGTGCCACTCCACGGACAGCGGCGGCAGGTCGTACCCGGTCGCGTCGTACCCGAGGTCGGCGGGGCTCTGCAGGAAGATCGCCCACGTGTTCAGCCACAACCAGAACTCGGCTTCCTTGTGCGGGTACAGGGTGAGGTTGTTCGCCTTGGTGGAGTCCCGCTGGAAGAACCGGGTCAGAGCGTTTCCGGTGTCCATGACACCGAGGAACCCGGCGTAGTGGATCAGTTCCTTGTACCGGTTCGGTGAAGGGGTGGCGGTGGCGACGAACCGGTACGGCACCTGGTCGAACATCTGCAGGAACGACTGGTACGTCTTGGACCCGAACGACCTCAGCACGGATGCTTCGTCCAGGCTGACGGCGGTGAACAGGTTCACGTCGAGGCGGCCGTCACGCACCGACTCGTAGTTCGTGATGTAGATGCCGGGCTCGTCAACCTCGTCGGTGTGGCGCACGAACCGGGCTGGGATGCCGAGCATCGCCGCGTCGTGAGCGAACTCGATCCGCACTCCGAGCGGGCACACGATCAGCGCCCGGCCGCCCGACTTGGCGAGGGTCAGGCGCAGCGTCTCCAGCTGCATGACGGACTTGCCCATGCCGAACGCCGCGAAGATCGCCCGACGGCCACCCTTCACGGCCCAACGGACGATCGCCCGCTGGTGTGCCTTGAGGATGGGGTGGCAGTCGTCGTCGGTGACGTCGTGCCCGTAGAACCGCTCGAAGTTCACCTTCTCAGCGACGAACTGCGCGTAGTCGACGGCCGTCATGCGCCCTCCCCAGAGAGAGCAGCGACAACCGTGGCGATCAGGTCCACCGCTATGTCGAGGCTCATCCCTGCACCGCCTCGGGCCGGATGGTCGCGGACCCGTCATCACCCAGGACCACCCAGCCCACCCACGCGGACAGGACCGGCACGAGCGCCGGGACCGACCCGGACGGCAACAGCCACCCGTCACGGGCGGACTGGATCGTGTCCCCGGTGTGCACGTCGGAGTGGCAGGGCCGGCACAGGACGGCGAGGTTCGCGGGGGTGTGCTTGCCCCCACGGGACCGCATCAGCCGGTGGTGCAGGTCCGCGGGCACGTTGAGCACGGACACGCCGCAGCGGCGGCACCTGGCCCCGTCCCGCAGGCGGACGACGTCCTGGACGTCCTGGGGGACGATCGAACGGGAGCCGGGCTTCGAGGCGCGGGTCATGCGGGTGCGGGTCAGGCGGGTCATGGACGGGCGGAACCCGGCCCGCCGCAACGCTTTCCGACGCAGCATCACGGCCTCGCCTGCTCGGTCCCGAACGCCGGGTCCAGGGTCGGGTCGTACTCGTCGCCGATCACCGGGTCCTCCACGAGGGTCTCCGGCTCCAACGGCGGAGCCTTGACCTCAGGAGCAGGAGGAGCCTCAACCGGCGCCCTGCGGGCCGTCCGACGCTTCACGGTGGCCTTCGGTGCATCAGGGGTATCCGCGTCCGAGTCCAGTTCCTCGACGGCATAGGGCATCCCCAGCAGAACGTCGGACGCGATCAGTCGGCAGCACTCCGCGGTGGCACGAGCAACGAGCATGGCCTGCGGTTGCTTCTGCCAGTTGTCCTTGCTCGTGAGCCCCAGCTTCTTGGCGCGGTCGATGGTCCACACCGACCGCTGCTCCTGCTCCGAGCCCTTCCGGCGTCCAGCGACGACGGCGCGGGTCTCAGTCTGCTCGATCACCCACACCTCGTGCCCTCGGGACTGCACCAGGCCACGCAACGCGTTGGCGCGCATGGCTGGCGTGCCCTGGATGACGTCGATGGACCGCAACGCGGACATCGGCTGCAAGCCGATCTCCTGCCCGGTAAGGATCGCCGCGGTGATCTCACCGGGCTTGCCCTTCATCGACGCGGGGACGAACGAGGTCTTGGACAGGGACTCAGCGACCAGGTACGCCTGACGGGCGTCCAGTGCCCAAACAGCCAGAGCAGACAGGTCGCCCTGCTGCTCGGGGATGGCAACGTCATGCTGCTCGTACTGGGCGATCTCGCTCATGCTGCGTCCTCACTGGTCGGTCGCACGGCCTCGCCGACCAGGCCGCGGCTGGACTTCGCCCAGCGGGCCACGGTGGCGACGTGCAGGAACTTGTTGAATGCCGCTTCGTCGGCGGGAAGGTCGTAGACGTCGTAGCCGTCGGCGCGGACCCAGATCCCTTGCGCCGCAGTGATCCCGACGTCACTCATGGGCTGCTCGGAGCCGTCCTTGTCGAGGTAGACGTCGGCGTACCGGTACGCGGCGAGCTGCAGGACGATCTCCGGGAAGATCCCGGACCGGCTGGTCTTGATGTCACCGATGACCCGCCGCCCATCAGGCAGGTCGTACACGGCATCGAGGGTGCCGCAGTACCCCCACTTCCGGGACGCGATGGTCGCCTCGACGAGGACCGGGGTGGGCTGCCATTCGTCGAGGTAGCGCACGTAGGACTCGACGTGGCCGGCGAGTTCGTCGGGGACCTCGACCTGCTCGCCGTGGATGAGCTTCTCGGCGAGGCCGTGGACCTCGGTTCCGCGCTTCGCGGCTCGGTCGCGGTCGGTGTACGGGGCCTGCTTGAGGGCGGCGACGATGGCGGCGCGGCCCATGGGCTGCATCTCGACGAGGCGGTCGAGGTGGTCGGCGGCGTACTCGGCGACGGACCTGATGCCCCAGGGCAGGAGCGCAGGTTTGGGCAGGCCGTCACCGATCAGGGTCGTCACGCCGTCGGCCTTGCGGCCGTCGATCTTGTACCAGTGGCCCTTGGCGTTGTTGATCCGCTTGACGCCGGTCGTGTCGGTCACTGCTTGCTCCTTGGCTGGTCGTCGTAGGCCGACTGGTCGGCGCGAGCCTCGGTCTGGGTGGGGGTGTCGTCGTCCCACGGGCCGTACCTCTCGCCGCGGTGGCGCTCGAACGCTGCGGCCGCTTCGACGGTGCTGGTCGCGTGGTCCTCCCGGGGTGTCATCGGTCCTCCTGGTGGAGGTCGCAGCGGTCCTGCCCCGGCGCGACGGGCCCCCCGCAGTACTCGACCGGGTTGATCCGGTCAGCGGGGTACACGACGTGCAGGCACGTCACCTCGATGCCGGACAGGTACGTGTCGAGTCGCCAGCGGGCCGTTTCCGCCTGGCCGGCGCGCAGGTCCTGCAGTACCTCCCGGCGCTGCTCGGGGGTCAGGTCCGCGCCCCGCATGTCGGCCAGGACGGTGCGGGCGAGGCCACGGCGGGCCTGAGCGGAGGCCGCGGCACGAGTCCCCGCGCTCACGACGTCACCCACCAGCGCGGCAGAGGCTGCAGCATGACCGTCCCGTCCGCGGCATCACCGTTCTTCATCAGCGGCGCGTCCACCCAGCGGTCCCCGAACTTGACCCGACCTCCGGCCCCGGGACAGTCCTCCATGTGGGCGGCGTGCTCCCCGCCAATGGCCCGCATGGCCTCGACCCAGCCGCCAAGGTCGGAGATTGCACCGGCCCGGACGTCGACCTGCCAGTGGTGGCACGTCATGCACACGGCGACGTAGCGCCGCAGATCCGGCCGGTGGCGGGCCGGCTGAATGCCTAGGCGGGTCATGCCGCACCTGCCATGAACAACTGCGCCTCCAGCGCGACCACATGCCCGTGCGCGAGGGACAGTTCGGCCAGGGCGAGCGCCCGGGCCTGCTCCCGCATGAACTCCGGGGCGGGATCGAGGTCGGCGGTCGCAGCGGTGGCCGCCAGGTGGTCCAGGGCACGAGTGACCCCGTTAGCCCGGGCGTGGGTGATCTCGGTGCGGGTCCACGCGACCTCAGCGGGGCTCACTCGGCACCGTCCTGGCGGTGCTCGTCGGCCATGTCCTCGGCCAGCGCCCGGGTCGATGCGGTCTGCCAGTCCCCGCAGGAGCATCGCCACATCCACCAGCCGTCGGAGCGGTGTACGACGTCAGTGATGTGCCGCTGGGCGTCGTGGCCCACGCCGGGCTCGACGACGATGCGGTCGCCCGGCATCATGAACCGGGACTCGATGGTCCTGGCTTCTGTCGTGCTGTTCATGAGACGATTCCCTTCGTTCGTTCGGCGGGCCGCTTCGCTCTTCCCAGGCAGGCGGCCCGTTGGCATGTCAGGGCTGGTGGCGGTTGGTCCGGCGGCGGGCGACCGCTTCCCGGCGGATGACGACAGCGGCGGTGGTCCACGCGAGGACAGCGGCGGGCAGCCACACGACCAGCGGCAGGTGATCGACCATCAGTCCTCCTCCCACTCGCGCGACCAGCCCGGGAACAGGTCCGTGCATCCGGGTGTGACGCCCTGGATCTCGGCGTGTGGGCCGTAGTACGACGGCCCGTCCGGGACCATGACGACCCAGTCGAAGTCGTGGCGGCACCGACAGTGGAAGCACCAGCGGTGCCCGAAGTGGCGACGGCTGTGCTCCTTCATGCGGGTGCCGCATAGGACGACGTCGTCGGTCTCCTCGCACCAGTCCGCGCTGGCAAGGGCCATCAGGACTCACCATCCAGGTGGGCGCGAGCCACAGCAGTCGCCCGGGCCGTGATGGACATCGCCTCCGGGTGGTGCGCGGCGCCGGACAGGTCGACGGCCCGCGCCACGGCGTCCAGCAGGTCAGCGACGGCCAGGGCCACGCTCGGGTGCCACGAGGCAATGTGCTCGGCGTCGGCGTCAGACCACATCTGAACGTGGAGCACACCGCCGTCGGGGGCCGACAGGGTCCCCTCCAGGCCATCAGCGACCCACGGTCCCGGAGTCGCAGGCAGCGCCCGCTCCCGCATGAGGGCGGCTGCCCGCCGCAAGGTCTCTACCTCGCTCACTCCTCCACCTCTCCGGCCAGCAGGAGCCTGGCCATCAGCTCGGCGTGCTCCCACTCGCACGCACGCCGCTCCTCGGCGGTGATGTGGACGTGCGCGGCCTGCGCGGACAAGCGGTGGAAGCGTGCCAGGGGTGTGCACACGGCGGGAGCCGGGTCTACGAGACGCGGCTGGCGGAGGCCAGGCCATGCGTCACCGACTCCCGCCGCGGCGTCCATGAGGGCCGTCACTGGGCACGCTCCGTGCCACTGACCGGCTCGTAGAGCCACACGTCGTCGATGGCGCAGACGCGGTAGCGGGCACCCGACTGGCGAGCGAGGGCAGTAGCCCTGCCCATCGCCACCAGCCAGTCGATGGCCGCGCCGATGATGTCGCCGCTCATCGGGTCCGCCTCTCCTGCACCCGGACCCGCGGAGCCTGCACCCGGTCAGCCTCCGCGCCCCCACGCACCAGCAGGACGACCAGGACGACCACCGCCAGCCAGGAGACGGCACCGACGAGAACCCACGCGAGCGTGCTCATCAGGCCGCGTCCTCACGCCACCACGACGCCAGCTTCTTTCCGCCGCGCCCAGCGTTGATGATCTCGACAGCGGCCGCCGCGACCGAGTGGTTCTTCGGCTGCCCCGTCTGCCGCCGCAGGTTCTCCGCCTTGCCCAGCAGGCCGTTCACGCCGCCGTGGACCTTCGACAGCTTCAGTACTGCGACATGGTCCTCAAGCTCGCCGTTGTACCGGCCACACACGAGGGCGATGCCATCGAGGACGGGGGCAGTCAGACCTGCTGTGCCGTAGGCGTCGCGGACCATCCGCAGTGTGCGGCTCAGGGTCTTGGGGCCAGACCGTTCGTAGATCCGCACCAACGTGCCAACAGCGGAGATGCCACCGTCGATCTGGTCCTGCGTGACCCGCAGGTCAGCGGCACGAACGATCCGGTCGATGTCGCATTCACGCTGACGGCCCGCCTGGACGCCGACGCGGAACCGCGCGAACGCTGACACGGCCAGGACGTCGTTGAGCTTGAGGAACTTCTCGGCCTCCTCCTGCTCAGTGAGACCGTCGTAGGTCCAGCATTGGACCTGCTGGTCACCCCAGCCCATCTCGATCATCGCCAGGCGGCGGTGGTTCCCGTCGATGACGTAGAACTTCCCGTCGCGCTTATTGACGGTGAGGGTGCCGACCTGCTCGGGGTCGAAACTGGCTGCGAGCTTGTCGACCCGGGCCTGGTTGTGCTCGCGCTGGGCGAGGGGCGACACGGCCATCAGTGTGATCGGCACCCACTGCAGGCGTGCCTGTCGCTCGACGCGCCGAGGCGCGCTAGAGTCCTTGCTCATAGGGTCATCTCCTTGATCTGCTTGCGGAACCGGTTCAGCGCCCGGAGTGAGTCGTTCAGGGAGGTGGCCCATTCATCTGCCTGGGCCGGGTCGGTGTTGTCGGGGTCGAACAGGCGCAGGCCGAGGGCGAGCCCTTCGAGGGCGCTGACGGTCTCCTGTGCGATCCGGTTGGAGTCGATGGCGCGTGCGCTCTTGCCCATCACCCGGTCGGCTGGGATCTCGATGCCGTGGTCGCGGGCGTTCTTGCGGACGGTGGAGACGTGCTGGCCGATGCGGTCGGCGATCTGTCGTGACGTGTGGCCGCGCGCGGCGAGGTCGCTGACGACCTGCATACGAGCGGTCACGTCATCGGCGGTCTTGCCTTTCGGCACGGCTGGCGTGATGTGACGGGCGACGTTGGCGCGGGAGAGGTTGCCTTCCGCCTTGGCCTGGTCGAGAGCGGCGTCGAACGCTTCAGCGGCGGGAGCGCGGTCAGCGAATGAGAGGATGCCGGTCTTGCCCTGGCCGGGACGGTCATAGAGTTCGACGTCCTTGGCATAGTCGATCGGGGACGCGAGGTCCGTACCATGTACGTTTCTCTTCCCGCCGGCAGCAAAACGGCTACCAGCGTCGCCCTGGCGACTCACGGTCCCGTTCTCCTGGCCCTTGCGGATCGCCTTCGCCAGCGTGTACTCCGCGCGGCGCACCATCTCCTGCGCGTCCAACTGGATCTCCCTGGACAGGCCGAGTTGCTTCGTAGCCTCAGCGGCGGTGGCGATCTCGGCACGGAGCGTGGCGACGGCCTGTGGTCCGGTGGCTTCGAGGGCGAGGGATAGCCGCTCGCGGGCGATCGTCAGGTACTGCGTGACGACCGTCTCCTGCGACGCCTTGTCGAGGCCGCTCATCGCAGCCGGAGCGAGCGCGCTGGTCATGACGCCTCCCGGGAGGGAGACGGCTGCAGTGCTCGGGCGAGCTCGGAGGCGGCGAACCGGCGCTGCCCTCCGGGGGTGCGGACGGCGGCGATCTTGCCGGCGCGCTCCCAGGTTCGGATGGTCCCGATGGACACACCGCAGCGCCGGGCGAACTCGCTGATCGGTAGCATGTCCTCGGCTTGCGAGGTATCCCTATCGGCCATGTGGGTGACAGTAGGTATACCTACCGGCCTGTGTCAATAGGTGATCCGCGTGTCGCTAGGTATTGACAGGTAGCAGTAGGTTTGCCTACCGTGTCCCACATGAGCGAGAACGTGATCGAGATGCCGCGGGGGACCTACGTTCCGGCATGGGGACCAGGATAGGCCCGGGGAAACTGATCTGGTCTCACCCCTTGACTTTACAGGGCTACCCTGTAAAGTAGGGGCATGAGCCAATACGACGCACCGAGCAGCAAGCAGATCAACTACGCGACCCTCCTGGCCACCAAGGCCGGGTACCGCCGCCTCGACGACGCATGGAGGGCCCACAAGGGCAAGGCCAGCAAGGTCGGTGGGTGGAAAGCAGGCGACTACTCCGACCTGATCGACTGGCTGCAGGAGGACGCGGTCGAGGCCGGGACGACCTGCGACACGTGCGACCAGCCCGCGGTGTTCGATGTGAGGGACGGGGCACTGCACCAGCCGACCTGCAGCGGGTGCCTAGCGGAGATCGTGACCCTGGTCGGTGGCACGGTCACGGTCGAGGTGCTGTGAGATGAGCGACCCGACGATCGTCCAGCAGATCATCGACCGGGCCCAGCAGGCCACGGCAGCCGGGCAGGGCCACCGCGTCACCGCCCTCCATGACGTAGCAGAGCTGTGGGACCGCGACGCCGGCCAGCTGCGGGACGCCCTGCGTGATGCACGGGACATCGCTGAGACCTCGGCAGAGGCACGGTCCTGGTCCGATGAGGACATCCGGGGGGCGGGCGCCATCCTGGCCGCCCAGGCGAGGCAGGCTCGGGCGCTCTCGTCCGACCAGGTCGGTGCGGCTCTGCGCAGGCTCACCGCGGCGGGCCGCTACCCGGACCTCGGGTCCCTGGATGCCGAGTCGGGGTTGAGGCACGTCAGTGATCGGGGGCTGGCTGCCTACTCGACCGGCCTGGCGCGGCATCTGTCGGGTATCGCGCACGCGGAGTACCTGGGGCAGGCTCCCGCCGCGGCGGACCTGCGGGCTCTGCTGGCATGGGTGGACGCTGAGATCGCTGTGCGGGCGGCCACCGCGCCGCCGCGGCGGATGACCCGGGACGAGTGCGCCGACCTGGCCGGGATCACCGCGGACACGTGGTCGGCCTACGTGAGTCGGGGTCAGGCCCCGGGCCCGGTCGAGCGGGTCGGGCGCACGCCGCTGTGGGATGCCGAGCAGATCGAGGCGTGGGTTGCGTCCAGGCCTGGGCGTGGGGCTCGGACGGACCTGCGCGACCTGTCGTGAGGATCCTCCTCGGGCATGACGAAAGCGCCCCTCCCCACCCGTAGGTGGAGAGGGGCGCTGAGCGTTCCCGACTGACGAGTGCCAGGCTACTCGCCGGCGTCGTCGGGCACCGTGTCCGGCACGTCCGGGACCGCGTCCGCTGGGACCGTCGTCACCGGGGCGTGCTGCACGGCCGACGGCGAGTACGCGGGCTGGCTGGTCGAGCCGAGGAGCACCCCGAAGCGCGGGTCGATGGCCCGCTCCAGCCAGTGCGCCACCACGTAGTAGACGGCACCCAGGACGATCGGGACCGCCCGGGTCAGGGACTCCCGGGCGTCACCGGCCGGGACGTCGAGCTGGGTCAGGATCCACCCGGTCAGGGGCAGGGACAGGACCCACCCGACGAGGTAGGGGGTGATGGTGCGGACGATCGCGGGGGTGCTCACATGACCACCTCGACAGCCTGCGCGAGGCGCGTCCACTGCTTCTCGTCCACGGTGATCCGCGGGATGGTCTTGTCGATCTTCTGGCCGGCATACAGGCCGACGAGCTTGCCTCCGAGGGCGAGGTACCACCAGCCCTTCTCGCGGCGGATGACGATCATGGGTGCCTCCTCAGGCAGTGGGGTGGGTGCGGCTGCTGCGGTGATGTGGTGGGCGACCCGGGCGACAGCGGCCGGGTCGGCGTCGACCTCGAAGTGCATCCCATCCGTGGGGGCGCTGACGTAGTCCTGGCCCCACCGGACGACGGGCCGGCCGGTGAGCGGGTCGCGCAGGCTGGCGAGGATCGCCCGGACCCGGCGGGTCTGCTCGGCCGTGAACGTCCGGGCGGAGCCGCGGGGATGCTGGGTGGCGTTCAGGTCGATCGCCGTCCCGGACGCGTGGTTGGACAGGGTGGTCGTGGATCCGCGGATCGGGCGGGGCGCGTAGGACCAGTCGTCGGCCAGGGTGGACGGTTCCCCGCCGGGGATCGACGGCGCCGCGTCCTGGATGTAGGTGCCGGCGGTGTCGATGTCCTCGACCTCGTCGTCGAACCGGGAGGCGAGGTAGAGCAGCACCGTGGCGGGCGGGCCCTTGCGCAACCGTAGGCGGACACGGCTACCAGGCACGGTGTACGTGTCGAGCGCCGACGTGTCGTTGGCGGTATAGCCGTTCTGGGAGACAGGCACGATGCTCCTCAGTGCTCGGGGGCGGACGGGCCGAGGTCCGGGGCCACCTCGGGGTGGGCAGGGTCCAGGTCGGCCGGCAGGGCGAGACCGTGCGCGGCCATGTGAGCGCGCAGCCGCCACTCGACCCGCAGCTCGGTTTCGAGCCTCCGGTTGAGGGCGCGGACCTCGTCCCTGTGGCGGTCCGAGAGATGCTGGATGTACCGGGAGTGCTCCTCGCGCAGGCGCCGGACCTCGTCCTCCAGGGACGAGACGCGGCGGGCGAGGGCGTCACGGTCCTCGATGTGCTCACTGAACGATCGGTCCCGCTCGGCCTCGGCGGTCTCGGCACGGTCGCGGTAGTGGGCGACGGCGGCCTGCCGGCCCAGGCGCCACTCGCGCACGATGTACGCCAGGACGACCAGGGCTGCTCCGAGGGCCCCGGTCGGGGCCAAGCTCAGTGTCCCCGGGTCGCCCATCGGTCCCCCCTGGTGGTGGGTGGTCCGGCGACGCGGCGCACCTCCCGGCCGAGCAGGATCAGGCACACCACGTTCAGGGTGAGGTTCGCCAGGATGGGGACGAGGAAGCGGATGCCGTCGTCGGCGTGGATCACGCCCTGCAGTAGGGCGATGCTGTACCAGGCGTAGACCAGGACGCCGCCGGTGTGCGCGAGGATCAGGGGCCCGATCCGCCGTGACAGCAGGGCCATGGACAGGGCCAGTGCCCCGGCGAGCAGCCACGCCCCCCACTGCCGGGTCGAGCCGAACTGCTCGACGACCGACAGGACGGTCGTCCCGTGAGCCTCGGGGCCGGTCAGGTAGTCCAGTCCTCTGGCCAGGGTCGAGACGGCAGCCAGCCAGCCCAGCACGTACCCGATCCACCAGGGTGCGTGTGGTGGTCGGTAGGGGCCGAGGATCGTCACGGGCATGTCCCCCTCAGTGGGTGATGGCGGTGCCGATGAGGGCACCGACGACGGCGGCGAGCAGGATGGCGAGGACCCGCCAGGTCATGACCCGTCCCAGGATGCGAGGACCCGCAGGCCAGCCCACGGCAGGTGGGACATCGAGTAGTAGTCCCAGGCGAAGCCCTTGGCCGTGTAGGTCGCGCCCGGGGAAGACCCGGAGGGTTCCTTCTCCGCGATGAACGCAGCCCTCGACCCGCCGTTGTCCCCGCAGTACGCGCCATAGTCCTGCAACGCCTTGCCGATGATCTGCTCCCCGGCGGTGATGCCGGGGATCGTGGACAGGTCGATCGAGGGGTCGAGCTGGATGCGGGTGCCTTCCTCGATGAGGTTGGCTGTGGATCCGCCGTCGGTCTTGGTGGCGGGGTAGCGGAACGTCGTGGATTTCGCGACGTCGGTGGAGAAGAACAGGGCGTGCGGTATCACCCCGGCGGCCATCTCGGACAGTCGGACGATCCCAGCCAGGCGGGCCAGGCCCGCACCAGTGGAGCTCCCGGAGGTTTCCCGCCCGTCACCGTCCAGGGCGACCATCGACCCGAACGAGGCTTTCTTCGTGGCGCCGGAGAAGTCCGCTTGCCACAGACTGAACACCTTGTCCGTGGTGGGGTCGATGACCACGACGTGACCGTCGGAGCCGGGCGGGACGGTCAGCCCGGCGGGGATCGGCATGGTGGTGGTCCCGAAGGGGTTGCCCCACCCGGCGGTGAACGTGATCGCATACCGCGGGGTGGACTCGTCGGCGACCGCGACGGCGACCCCGTACTCCCACATGTTCAGGATCTTGCCCTTGCCGGTGTCGGCGAGGGAGGCGACGATCGTGGCCGAGGCTGCGTCGATGACGGGTGATCCAGGGATCTTGTCCCACATCCACGACGCCGCCTGGAAGTACGGGTGTGACACGGGCGGTGTCACCGCCCCGATCAACGATTTAAGCGTCTTCCCGCCGATCGTCTTCAGCACGCCAGTCCCGAGATCGTCAGGGTTCTGCGTGGACGGTGCAGCAGCAGGCACGATGTAGAACCCGACCGCCCCGAACTCCAGGGGTGTGCCGGTCCCGCTCTGGGTGATGCTGATCGAGTACGTGCCCGCGGCCTTCTCGCCCGCGTCCGCGAGCGCCATGCTGGTCTGCTTGCCGGTGTCGGCTATTTGAGCTCGGATCGTCCCGCCGGTCGCACCTGACCACGTGTCCTTGTAGTAAGAGCCCGCGACGGTGACCGGTACGCCACTACCGGAGCCGATGACAATGTTCGGGCCGACCGCGACAGGTGAAGCGTGGGTCGTCTTCGTGTAGCTGGTGGCCCCGCCGGCAGCCGAGGCCGCGCCCGCGTATGGGACGGCGAAAGACATCCAGTCACAGGATCGGCTAGCGGTGACAGTGATCGAGGTAGGGTCCCCGGTCTGCTTCACCCGGGTGTAGACGGCGAGGGTCGCGGAGTCGGATGCTGCCACGTCAGCGGCGGACCCTTGTAGGGTCCATCCGGCCAGAGCGGCGAAGCTGGTCGCTGCGCCGGAGCCGAAGTACGTGGTGACGGCGGCGACGATGAGGTCACCGACGGACCCGCAGGACACGTCGATGGTGACCGATGTGCCCGTGCCGACTGTTTTCGTGGACGCAGTGCCGGGGGTGACGGTCACGACAGGTCCAGCCAGATGTCCTTGGCCGGGTCACCGTTGGTGGGGGTGACCGTCCCGATCCACATGATCGCGGCATACCCGCCCGGTCGTGTCGTCCCAGCGGTCGCGCCGTGGGTCACGACGCCAACCGTCCCAGCGAGCGCGTTGGCGAGCGCAGCGGCCAGGTCCGTGGTCGTGACGCGACCGTCCCACGCGGCCAGGGGCCACCGGCCGCCGACCCCGAAGTCCAGCCAAACGGTGGGGACCTCCTGGCCGTCGGTGTAGGCGACAGTGAACTTCATCCGCCCCACCGGCCCGGACTTCACGGTCCCACCCGTGCCGCCGTACTCGTCGGTGACCGTGAGGATCTGCGTGCCACCCTCTTCGGTGTCCCACACGGTCGCGGGCAGCCCCACAGCCACCGTTCCCCCGGACGTGGTCAGGAACACTCCGAGCATCCCGTTGTAGTGCAAGACCGTCATCAGGCTCTCCTTGACATCACGTAGGCGTCCGACCCTCGGACCGCCACCCACACCGCTTGACCCGCGGTCACGCTCACGTTCGGTGCGACGCTCATCCCTGGCAGGTTCGTCGGGTCACCACTGATCCGGACGACCGCGACCCCCGCCGCGACGGACACGATGACCCCGGGCTTCTGCGTCCACGTCAACGGCGCCGGGCGGGCCAGGCGCCTGGCCTGCGCGCGCATCGCGGGAGTGATCTTCATTCGGTGCGCCTCTCCCTCAACGTCAGCGGCATGGCCGTCGTGATGTCGTAGGCGATCGTGAACGAGTCCAGGAGGAACTTCCCGGCCGTCCCGGAGCCGGGATGGGAGACCTCCAGGAGGTCCCCGGCGTCCAGGGACGGGTCGGGGGTGATGTCGCCGTGTACCTGTTCGGTCAGGCCGACCATCTGCCGGAACATCGCCGCGCACGCCGCATCGAGGGCGCCCTGGTCGGGGGCGACGTTCGTGGTCGCGTAGTAGGGGACGTCCCCGTAGGTGGCCCGGTACGTCAACGAGCCGGGGTCGGTGTCCCACACCTCCGAGCGCAGCGCCGCCACACCCGACCCCTCAGCGGTCAGGATGACCCCGTTGTAGGTGTCCTCGTCGTCCAGGCCCCGATCCACGGCCGTGAGAGTGTTCGCCGGGCCGGGCAGGAACGCGGCTACGGTCGCGGCGGTCGCCGGGTCGGGGACGGGCCGGGTCGTCAACGTGCCCATCGGGTCGATGACGACCTCTTGAGCTGCGGACTGGGCCAGCGCCTTGATGTCCTGCCACGGGTCGGACTGGGCCGGGTCCAGGCCCAGCCACATCGCGGGGGTCGTCACGTCGGTCGGTGCCAGGTCATACGGCAGCCACGGCGCCCGGTCATCCAGGACCGCAGCGATCGCCGCCGAGACGCTCGTACCGGACGCGATGGGGAACCGGTTCACCCATCTCGCTCGCGCCAGGCGGCGAGACCGGTCGTTCCCGGTCACCGAGAGAACCACCCCGCCTTGGCCGGCGGTCGCTTTCCACTGGGGCTTCTTCAGGGAGAACGTCCCCAACGGGACCAGGCACTCGTCCACGGCCAGTCCGTCGATGACGACGCCACGCCAGCACCGGACCTCACGACGGGACCGCGGGTCGAGCAGGTCCCGGTCCACATCCGCGGGCAGGCCCATCGTCAGGATGCGGCGGACCTCACGGCCCCCGTCCACGTCCACGCTGCACGACGTCGGGTAGATCCGTGCGGCGAGCGCCCCGGAGGGTTCGAGGATGTCGGTGCGGGTGATGACCTGCAACGTCGTCGCTGCGATGGCCTCGCGCCACCCGTCCGGGGTGGGCCAGGCCATCAGAACACCCCGGCATAGCCGGCGGGGTAGGTCCCCCCGAACGCTTCACCTGCGGGCGGGTCGTCGGCACGCCACTCCCAGGTGACCAGCCGCCACGCGAACGGGCCCTGGACGACCCGCTCAATGGTCGGATCGGCGGTGACCGCGAGGTAGAGATGCTTCGCGTAGGGCCCGCCGGCGGGTTCACGGGTGCCCTGCACGAGCAGGGTCACCCCAGCGTTCAGGTAGTCGACGAGCTGCCTGGCCTGCGCGGCGGTCTCACACCAGGCCGTGTAGGAGCCGCGGGTGGTTCGTTCATCGCCGTACTGGATCTGGGAGACCCGACGCCCGAACGAGGTGAGCTCGCCGCGGTCACGGGGATCGGTGCGGGTCGCGTCGGTGGTCAGACGTAGGCGCATCGCCGTGCCCGCGGGATCGACGAGCCAGTAGTCGCTGACGTCGATGCCGGCGACCGCGACAGGCGAGGCGGGGCTGGAGTAGGTCCCGGCGTTGGTGGTGGCCCGGTAGGTGCGCAACTGGCCCGGTTGGGGGGTCCAGTCGGTGCGGGTGGCGGACCCGGTCAGGTCGAGGACGTCCAGGGTGCCCCACACCCCGGCTAAGGGGTCGTCGGAGTACTCGATGGTGGTGGTGACGTCGGTGAACCCGCCAGGAGACCAGGGGGTGTCGGCGCCGGGTGCCAGCCCGAGCTTGTCGGCGCGGTGCACCTCGCTGGCTGCGCAGCCGGTGACGGTGACCTGCAGGCGTGCCCCGGCCGTGCCTGTAGGTGAGGCCGCGGTGACGGTGACGGTCGTGTCAGTGCTGGTGGAGTCGAGGACAGCGGTCGCGGGTGAGGATCCCAGGGACAGGCCGCCGGTGTCTTCCCACAGGATCGTCACGCTGACCTCACGCGGTGTCGCCGCGGCCCGGAACACGGCGGTGGCGGTGTAGAGGGCATCAACGGTGACAGGGACCGCTGTGGGCAAGTCCGCGGACGTGTCGCCGGCGGCGGTGGCGGTCAGGACCAGACAGTGCGTGCCATCAGCAGCCCATACGGTGTCCGTGGACAGGGTGGTGTTGTCGCCTGCGGTCCAGGAGTTCGTCACCTCCACGGAGGCGTCGGCGGCGGCCAGGAGGTTGTCCCGGGCGTCCACGGTGACCACCACGATCGGACACCCTGAGATCGGGTCCGTTGACGGCGCCGCGGTGATCGCGGGCCGTGCCGGGGCGGCCAGGGACACCAGGAAGTCCGACCGGTCCCAGGCGGACCACTGCCCACCGCTCTGCTGGACCCGCACGTAGGCGGCGTAGGACCCGCCGTTGGCCAGGGGGATCGACGGGGTCACCGTGCCCGCGGTCGAGGCGTACTGCCCGGACGTCCACACCGGGGCCACGATGTCGGGGTCGAAGCCGACAGTGTCGGCGATCGCCTGGGTGAACAGCTTCACCTCGTAGGCGATCGCGACCCACGGTGATGTGGTGGACGTGGTCCAGGCGATCGGAGGCTGTGGGGTGGTGACGACCCCGGTCGGGGCAGTCACGGTCACGACCGGGGCGGTGCGGGCGGTCAGGACCCGGTCCGGGGCGAACGGCCCGGTCACCGATGCGGCCGCCTCGCGGGTGGCCACGGACCAGGCGTAGTCGGTCTCGTTGGTCCACGCCCCCGTCGGGAACGTCACCGACCCGACTACCGAGGAGTTCCACACGATGGAGGCGTCCCAGGCCGCGGTCCCCGCGTTCCAGTACTCGTATGCGCCGACCCCGACCCGCCTGCGCAACGCATAGGCGTCCTGGGCCCCCGACGCGGACCCCTGGTAACCGGCCGGCCTGTGCGTCCAGGTGAACGTCGGGCCAGAGGCCAGGTCCGCCACCAGCGACGGCACCGGGGCCCCGAGCGTCGGAGCAAGTGGAGCGATCGGCAAGCACAAGGTGACGGCCAGCAGCCGCGCCGTCGAGCCGGGGACGTCCGCCACGTACCCCGGGGTGGTGCCTGCACTCGCACCGTCCGAGAGGGCGACTACCGCGTTGTCGCCCCTGCTACTGGACGCCCGCACCGTGGTGGCGGGCGACGTCGAGGACAGGGCCTGACCCGACACGTTCGCGCGCCACTCCCCGAGGAGGACCGCGGCGTCGGTGGCGCCCCCAGCGACCCCCGGCCACTGCAACGACCCGAGGGTGTCCCGGGCTAGCACCGCCAGTCCGCGGAACCCCTGGGCGCCCCGCCAGATCGTGAGCACGGACGGGGGCCACCCCGGCAGGTACGCTCCGGAAATCGCGACGGTGTCGATCCCGGGCCCCCACCGACGCCACCACAGCCCGGTGTAGCCGCGGGCGATGCTTCTCTGACCCCCCGACGGGGTCCCCGGCTTGTACGTCGGCCCGTAGTACATCGCCATCCGGGGCTCTACCAGCTGGTTCCAGCCGGGATCCGCCTGCATGGTCGCGTACTGGGACGTGCCAGCCACGATCACGATGTCCCCGTCCGCCACCGCGGGCGGTACCGTCAGGATCGACACCGACGACGCGGGCAGGTAGGGCGTCTCCGGGGTAGACATCGCCGAATCTGTCGCCGTCGCGACGTGGGTGACGCTCATCGGCCACCACCCGCGAGTTGCAGGATCGTCTGGTTGTTTGCGTCCACGACACCAGTCATGTGCTCGGTGATCTCCTGACCGGTCAGAGGGTTCGTCGAGGTCACGTACACGTTCACCGGCTGCCCGGCCATCGACCCGACCATCTGCACCGGCCGCATCGACGGCACCGCCGCGACCGCCAGACGAGACGCCGCGACCCGCACACCATCCACCGCGTCAGACAGTCCCAGCACCGCAGCACCACCCACCTGGTCCCGGAACATCCGGTGCATCACCGTGGACGGCGAATGGATGCCCAACGCCTTCTTGATCGCCTTCTGCATGCCCTCAGCAATCCGCACCATCTGCGCTTCGATGGCCTTCTGCTGCGACGCCAACCCATCCACGAGCCCTTGCGCGGCGGACACACCAGCCCCGTACAGGGAGTCAGCGGCACGCTTACCCAGATCGGTCGAGGCCTTCGCGAGCGCGTCCGCGTTCGCGTTCAGCTGCGTCACGGCATCCTGGCCGCCGGCCAGGATCGCCTGGGCGATCGACGCGCCATGGTCGGAGCCGACGATCTGCTCGATCAGCGACTGGGACAGGCCCGCTTTGGACAGGGCGTCGATCTGGTCCGTGAACGACTTGGTGTCGTCCGTCGTCTTCGCCAGGGCCGCCGCGACGTTCTGCCACGAGTTCATGAACTCGTTGCCGTCGCTGTCCTTACCGAAGAACAGATCCGAGAGTGCGCCCTTCGCGCCCGCCGTGGACGACACACCGGAGGCGTAGGAGTCGTACTGGTCCTGGACGGTCTTCAGCTGGTCGGTGGCGTCCTTGAGGCGGTCCACGACCGCGTCACGCTTGTCCGCGAGCTTGGACAGTGCCTTCTCCGCGACCCCAGCATCACGGGTCAGTCTCTGGGCACTGGCCTTGTGGGACTTCGCCAGCTTCTCCGTGATCTGCGTGACCTTGTCGAACGCGGTGTTGATCCGCTGCACTGCCTCGCTGATCACCGCCTCGGGCTGCCCGATCAGGGCACCGACGACGTCAGTGTCCAAGTACCGGCCGTACTGCGACCGCAGCCCCGCCAGCGGATCGGTCTTCGTCCTGACCGTCGCCTTGCCGCCCTTGGCGAAATGCTGCACGTACCCGCCGGCGGCGAACTTCTGCCCGTTGAGGTGCTCAAGCAGGGGCCGGTGCCGCGCCGTGGACGCAGCGTTGACGACGAACTCGCCGTCGCTGAGCATCGCGGGAATCGCATCCTCGCGGGGTCCACCCGGACCCGAGACGAAGCCACCGTCGGCGAGCGGGATCTTCTTGTTGGCGAACTTCCCGACGCCAACCCGGATCGCGATCGTCTTGCCCTGCAGCAGGGCGATCTGATCACGAAGATCCCGGACTTGGTCGGTGGCCGTCTTGGCCCCGGTCGCGGTGGTCTTGACGTCCTTCGTGCCCGGCACACCGTTGACGGCGTCCTTCAGCAGCCCGAACTGGCTTGCGAGCTTCTCCGCCTGCTTCTTGGACAGACCCATCGCTTGAAGGTTGGTGATGATCCGGTCCCGGCTGTCATTCCATGCCTTGTTGGCCTTCTCGACGGAGCCAGTCTGGTTGAACGTCGCGTCGGCGACCCCTTGAGCAGCGGTGATCTGATCGATGAGCAGGGACTGCAACCGTCGACCGGCAGCAGTGTTCAGGTCGATCTCCGTGGTGCCTTCCTTGAAGGCGCTGCGCAGCCTCATCGTCTTGACGCTGAGCGCGTCCAGCGACTCCTCGAACGCGGCGTTGGCCTGCGGTAGAGCCAGATACGGCGCCAGCAGAGCGTTCAGGCCATCGCGGTAGGACTTGACTGCGGCGGTCGCCGCCTCGGTGGCCTGCTTCTGCCCGGCTGTGGCCGCCGCGAGCTGGTCCTGCAGGGACGCGCCGGCCTGCGCCGCCAGCCCAGCGTCACCTGATGCGATGGCCTGCTCACGTAGCGCGGCTTCGGCGTCGCGGACCTGCGCGTCGAGTTCCTTCGCTGCGCCGGCCTGTCCCTGGTAGGCGTAGGCAGCGGCGTAGGCCTGCTTCGTGGACCCCACGGCGATGTTCGCGGACTGGCGTGCGGTGGCGTCCCGTGCGGCCACCAGGTCCTCGTACTTGCGGCGGGCGTCCTCCAGCTTCTTCGGGTCCCCGACCAGGCCCGCGACGGCGTCCGCGTGCTGCGTGCGGGACTGCTCGTCGGCCAGTGCCGTCACCATCGTCAACGATCCGAGTAGCAGCCCCACCGGGCCCGCGGCACGCAACGCGCCTGCGCCGATCGCCGCGAGGCCGCCACCGGCGCCGGCGCGTGACGCGAGGGCGGTAGCGGCGGCGGTGCCCTCGAGCTCCGTGGTGGTCGCGGCGGCAGTCGTGCCCAAAGACGAGACCGCGGCACGGAATGCCACGACCTTCGGGACCCCGACCAGTGCGGCCGTGCCCAGCGCGGTGACGCCGATGGTGGTGTACTGCAGCGGCTTGGGCATCGCCCCGAACGCGTCCGCGATGCCGCTGACCGTGGTCAGACCGGCGTCCATGATCGGCAGCAGCTTGTCGCCGAGGGACTCCTTCAGGTCGTCCACGCGAGCGGCCAGCACCTGCTGCTTGTGGGCCAGGGTGTCGGCCTCGGAGGCGAACGCACCCGAGGCGTCCGCGCCCTGCCTCGTGACCAGAGACAGGATCGCCTGAGCCTTCGCGGCCTGGCTCATCTGCTCCTTGCCCTTGACCAGGCCCAGGTTCAAGGCCTCCTGCTGCAGAGCAGCTTGGTTCAGGGAGATCCCGTACTTCTCGATCGGGTCCATCTCGCCCTTGAGGGCAGACGACAGGGCCGCGACCGCGTCGGCCGCGGTGCCGCCGTACATGGCGGACAGGTCCGCGCCGATCTTGATGACGTCGTTCGTCTTGGCGCCGAGCTGATCGAGGGACGTGCCAGCGTTCTTCAGCTGCGACCCGATGAGGGTGGCCAGTTCACGGTAGGTGTTCGCGGACAGGCCGACGTCACGCGACGCGGACTTGGCCCACTGCTGCACGACCCGGCTGTTCTGCTTGAACACCGCGTCGACCGAGCCGATGGACTGCTGTGCGTCCGCGGCTGCCTGGATGCTGGCGCGCGCGAAGTCGGCGAGCTTGTCCGCGACGACCAGGCCCCCGATGAGGGCGCCGGTCCGCTTCCACGCCTCACCGTTCTTCCGGGCAGATCGCGTGAGCTGCTCAGTCGCGGCAGTGGCCTTCTGCCCAGACCGGGCAGTCTCGTCCCCGACCGCCTTTGAGGCGGTCGCCGCGTCCTTCATGTCCCGCTTGAAACCGTCAACCTCAGCGCGAAGACGGACGACTACTGACCGATCAGCCACGGCTCACCCCCAAGGTGGTTCAATCGGGTCCATGAATCGGTGGCGTGTCTTTCTGGTCCCATTGCTTGTCGGGTTTATGGCGGCCTGCGCAAACGGCGGGTCATCCTCGGGGGGACTGCCCTCAGCCACGACCACCCCGGTCGCGGCCAGCAGCCCGACGCCCACGCCGATCGTTGAGACGACGACTACCTCGCCAGTGGCGCAACCACCCGGCCCTTCGGCCATCGAGACCAAGTACCTGGCCGCCGCCCGGGAGGACGCCGGCGAGGACGCCACGGATGCCGAGGTGATCGCGCAGGGCCACTCGGCCTGCGAGTTCTATCGGGGCGCCGAGCACCCGCCGCACGAGGACATCTCATCCACCGGTGACGAGACCCCACCCAAGGCGGCCAGTGACCGCGAAGTCGCCCTGTTCTTCCTCGATGCCAGCGGGTACTACGACGAACCCGCGGTGAAGTACCTATGCCCGAAGCTGCTTGACGAGCTGGCGTGGGCGAATGCCGGCTTCACCGAGGGCGACACGGAGGTCGGCGGAAAGCACGGAATCAAGCCCGGCCGCTACCACGCTGATGGCCCGGTCTCCGACTGCTATTGGGAGCGCGTCACCGGTGGTGGACGCACGATTGCGAACAGCTTCATCAAGTACGCACCGAAAGGCGTGACCGTGACGGTCCGATCGAGTGACGGGGGGATCAACACCGACGGCTGCGGTTCCTGGCTGCCGGTGAAGCGTCCCTAGCGCGGCTCGTATCCCTCCGCGTAGGACTCGTCGATCACGCCGACCATGAGCCCGTGCCCGTGCTGATCCGCGGACTCCACCTCACGCGCAGCGCACGCCTGGCACGTCCGGTGGAACGCCGTGTAGTAGCCCTCCATGTCCGGGTTGTGCGCCCGCGCTGCTGGCTGCCCGCACCCGGGACACAGGCCGTCCTCGTACAGCTGCAGGGCGAGCGCGAGGACCCGGTCCCGCAGCGTCCACTCCTGCCGACCGAACCGGATCAGGCCGTGGGGGACGTGCCAGGAGCGTGCTGTCCGCAGTTCGGCTAGGACGCCCGACCAGGCTGGCCTTCCGAGGACGTCCGCGAGAAAGGGGCCTGGATGCTGGGCTCCTCGCTCATCGCGCGGGACATGGTCTCGGCCAGGCGCATCATCACCGCGTCACCGAGACGTGCCCGCAGGCGGAGGATCTGCTCGACGCTGACGTGCTCGGCGACCGCGCCGTCCGGCTGCACCACGCGGACCACGGCCGCCGCGACCAGGTGAGCGGTGTACTCGGGGTCCCCGTCGGTGGGCTTTGCGGCGTCGGCGGCCTTCCGGGCGGCCTCGACCTGCTCTGGGGTGAGCGCCGACAGCACCCACGTGGACCGGGACGCGTCGAGCTGCCGCTCCAGGTCCTCCATCGCTGCGGCCAGGGACTCCGGGGTGTCATCGTTGATGCCCCGCTCAGTGTCGGGGGTCCGCTTCGCGGCCTCGTAGCGGCGCAGGAGGGTCTCGGCTTGGGCGACGAGGTCCCCGCGGCCGGTGATGGTGCAGGACCGTTCGGTGGGCTTGGAGCCGTCGATCCATGCGTCGAGGTCGAAGTCCGCGGGCGCGATGTCGGGGGTGGGTTCGCTCATGGTGGTGCCTCCTGGCCGGTTACGTGTTCTGGCCGGTTGCTGGGGTGGAGAGGGAGGGGCGGCGCCACCGGCCAGGCAGGCGCCGCCCCTCCGATCAGGGGTCAGGACCCGGATGCGACGACGGCCTTGATGTCGAACTGCCCCTGCTGTAGCAGCGGGACGGTCAGCTTCAGGTAGCCGTCGCCAGCACCACCGGAGGGCTGCGGGGTGTCGGTCATGAACTTGTAGATCTCCACCACGTCGCTCGCGGCGAACGCAGTCGATGCGGGCTTGCCGACGCGACGCACCAGCCAGCCGACGACACCGGCCGCGGAGAACGTCTCCATGACGTCCGTGCTCGCGGTGGGTGCCCCGGTCGTGTAGTCGCGGAACAGGACGAGGTTGCCCTCGTAGTTCCCGATCGTCGGCACGACGGCGTTGCTGGTGTCGGTGATGGCGCGCTCGTTCACCGTGTCCGACGCGGTCGGCCCGACAGCGGTGGTGGTGACGACGTACTGGCTGATGTCCTTGCCTGCGGTCAGTTCCGTGGTGGTCGGCGCCGCGATGCTCGCAGGCGCGGCAGAGAGCCAGACGTACTTGGTGACTCCCAGATCGACGAGACGCGGCATGTCAGTTCTCCTTCTTCTGGTCTGCCGCGGGCTGCGGCTTCGGGGCCGGCGCGGGATGCGCGCGGCGCGCCGGCTTCGGGGCCGGCGAGCTGAAGTCCACCTCGGAGACGGCGGGCGGGTTCTGCTCCCCGATCTCCACCTCGATGGGCTGAAATCCGTTCTCAGGCATGGCAAATAGCCCCTTCCGAGGGGTTGACGGTTGGCGAGGATGGTCAGGCGCGGGAGCCGCGAACCACGAACTTGTCCACCGAGAACACGGCGGACGTCGTGGAGTCCGGGTCAGGCTTGGCCGCGAGCGCGGTCTCATGCTCGACCGGGGCGAGCTGGAAGCCAGCCACGGTCGGGACGTGGTCGATCAAGGCGGCCCGGGCCTTGGAGGCCAGCCAGTCGCACTGTGGCCGGTCCGCGCCCGGACCCTCGACGATGTACGTCAGCTGGAAGCGGAACGTCACCAGGTCCGAGGTGTGTGTGACGTCGCCAGCCGTGTAGACGCCCGAGTCGCCATAGAACGCGACGTGCCTGGGTGCGGCCTTCGGGTCGCCGTCATCCACCGGGATCGCACCTAGTGCCGTCTGCACGCGGGCGATCAGGTAGTCGGCCAGGCTCACGGGAGCATCCCGTTCATGGCTGCCTTGACGATGTGCTCGGCGAACTTCTCGCCCTCAGCCTCGAGCGCGATCATCGGGTCCGGCAGTTGCGGGCCGATCTTGCTGTTGCCGTAGTAGAAGAAGGCGAGGGACCCAGCGCCACCCTCACGAGGGCCGATCTCAGCCTGCACAAAGTCGGAACCCGTGCTCAGGTCGTAGTCGATCGCGGCAGGCAGTCCGGGCGCGTGCCGGATGCCCTGCGCCTCACGCTGCAGCTGCTGCTTGATGTTCAGCGCACCCTTGGAGGTGACCGCCTCAACCTCGCGCATGACCCGGCGCGAGGCCCCGGTGAGATCCTGCTCGAGGTTGACGAGCTCAGTGACATCGAAGTCGCTCACGACGTCACCTCAGCGACGACCGGGAGACGGCGGGCCGTCTTTGCAGTCCCGATGTGCGGGCTCTGCACGGTGAACACCCGACCCACGAGCGCGGCGTCGAGCGCCGAAGCGGTGATGGTGGCGGTGTCGCCTTGCCGGACGCCCTCGGTCCCGACGACGGGCAGGTCGAGCCGCCAGGACACGATGAACGCCTCCCGGCCCGCGACGTCGGCCGTGGTGAGCGCGACATCCTGCGTCTGCACCTTGCACCGGCCCGAGTACACGGTGATCGGGGGCAGCGTGCCGTAGGTGCCCGTCGCGTCGTTGAACGGACCCCGCTCAGGGTTCGGGCGGGTGATGACGCACGTGTCGAGCATCAACGCCTCGGCGCGACGCCGCCCGCGCATCACCTCGCCGACCGCGCTCACCGGGACCCCGTCACGTAGACGCCGCCACCGAACCGCTGGCGCAGGAGCAGGCGGGTCCGCTCGGGCAGCTCGAGCACCGACACGGGGCCGTCTGACGACCAGCCGGTCCGCGAGTCGTCGATCGCTTCGCTGACAATCCTGTGGTCGTGCGGGTCGCCATCGGACAGCATCGACGCCCCGGCCAGTTCGCACACCAGGTCCACGATGTCCTCAGGGACCGTCGGGTAGCCGTGCGTATAGGTGACGGTGACCGCGACGGGTTCACACGCCCCCCAGCCGCGTGCGAGCCACAGGGAGCCGTCGGCCAGCCGCCACCCGGTCACATCGATATCGCTGCTGGACACTGACGAAACGTCGGTGATCGGTCCACCGGGCAGGTCCAGTGTCCGAGAGTCCCCACCCCACAGGGTGATCGTGGAGGTCTCCTGGCTGATGGAGCATCCGGCGGCGTCCCGGACACTGGCGGATGCCGCGGCGAGGGCAGCAGTCACCCGTGTGGTGTTGGTGACGTCGTACTGGCGTGCCGACAGGTCGGCCGCCGTAGCGAGCGGTGCGAGTGCCACGGCAGCCTCCCTTCGTCGTCGGGTCGGTCAGATGGCCAGGCCGCGCAGGTAACCGTGCGCCGCCTCGTTGCCGTACTCCAGGCCGATCTCGCCGTAGATCTGAACCTCATCGGAGGCTCCGGTCTTGGCCAGCGGCTCTTCGAAGAACGCACCCTTCCCGGGGACGTTCGTGAAGACCGCGTTCATCTGCTCCATCGAGGCAAACAGGAGCATGTCCACCGGGATGCGACGGTCCAGTGCGATGTTCAGCGTCCCGAAGTCCGTCTCGATGGTCTGCACCACCACGCCACCCACGGTGCGGTTCTGGACGGGCTGCGCCTTGGCATAGGCAGAGGCATAGGCCGCGGAGACGGCGCGCTTCTGGGTGGAGTTCGCCCACAGTGTGGCCGTGAACTGGTCCTTCACGCCGCCGTTGTCGTAGGCGGACTGGACCAGGTCGTCCACCATGGTCGTGGTCAGAGTCGTCGCCCACGGCTTGTGAACGGCGATCCCAGTGCCAGTACCCACCGTCAGGGCCGGCCCGGAGGCACTGGCGGAGATCTTGAAGCTGACTGTGGTGCTGACCGACTTCACGTAGTAGGTCCGGCCGACCACGATCGCCGCACCGCCGTTGTCGGTGAACACGACCTTGTCGCCCGCCGACAGAGCGTGGGTGACGGTGATCGTGTCAGTCGCGGACGTCGCACCCGTGTAGGACACCGCAGACTTGTCGATCGCGTTGGTCGTGATCGCCTCGATGATCCCTCGGGTCCTACGTGGATCTGTGTTGGTCGTCGGGTCGGCAAAGTGCCCGTTGATGAAGCTGTTGTTGACGTCCAGGGCGATCGCCTCGATGGCCTTGCGCACCTGGTAGTCCAGCTCGTTCCCGACCGGGTTCACGCCGCCCTGCGTCGTGAACGGTGCTGCGGTCGGGGTGGCCAGGAGTTGCGTGGCGGCCTGACGGGTGTACGAGACGCTGGCCTTCTCCTGGTGAATCTCAGTGACGTTCTCGACCTTCGCACGGACACGGTTCTCCGCGGCCGGAGCAGTCGCGCCCTCGGTGCGCTGACGGTCAGCGGGGTCACGGTTGTCGTCGGTCTGCCACGAGAACTTCGTGGATGCGACACCCTTCCCGCCACCCAGCCCGCCGACGGCGGAGAGGAACGGGGTCTCGGTCGGCGTGAGCGAGAACAGCTCGCCCACGTAGTTCGGCAGATTGAAGGTGGTGCCCATTCCGGATGCGCCGGACATGTTGGTACTCCTTAGCTCTTGGCTGCGAGTTCCGCGGCCTTCTGACGCTTCAGCGAGATGGCCAGAGCGTGATTGCCTGCCTTCGTCGCCTCTGCGATCTGGTCGTCGATGGACTTGGACGACTCCTTGCGAGCGCCACCATCTGCACCGCCCTGGAAACGCTTGCCGTCTTGCACGGCCAGGTACGGCTTCTTGCTGATGAGATCGTCGATAGCGGTGGTGATCGCGTCCGCGTCCACCTCGCCGTCGTCCCCAACCTCGAAGGACGACAAGTCGATGTGCAGCAGTGCGTCGGCAGGGTCGGTCAGCCTCGCTGCGGCTGCTGCGCGAACCTCGGCCTTGAGGATCCGCGTGTTCGCCTTCGCCAGTGCCGCTGCCTCGGCCGCGGCCTTCTCTGCGGCGGCCTGGTGCTCGGCCTCCTTGCCGTCGAGCTTGGCCTGGAGCGCGTCAGCCCGGGCCTTCTCGGCGGCGGCTTGATCCCGAGCGGCCTTCCGCTCGGCCTTCATCGCGTCGAGGGCCTTCTTGCCGGCGTCTCCGAGCGCGGACTCGCCAGCGACGGTCGCGGTCTGCGTCTCGCTGGACGTCACTTCCGTGGTGGCCTGCTCGCTCGACTCGGTTGACTCGGCGGCCTGCTCGACCGTGGTATCGGACATGGTTCTCTCCTTGCGAGAGGGGATCGCCACCGCCTTGCGCGGTGGAGGTCAGAGGATGAAGCCGTTGCGCTGCAACAGCCGGATCGCGTCCTCGCGATCGGTTGCGATCTTGTAGATCGACTCGGGCATGAGCCGTGGGGCACGGGCCCTGGTCCGATGGATCTGACGCAGTTGGGCGCCCGATCGTGTGGCCCGGGTGGCGAACTCGTCTGCCGACCGAGTCGTGCCACGGTTCGACAGGACCCTGAACGCCAGGCCCCGCTTTGTGGTGCCCTCAGATGTGGTCTTCACGCGGTGTCCGAATACCTGTGCTGTGGACATGCCCCGGTGCGCGTTGATCACCTGGAACACATCCGCGCCATCGTCGAGGATCGCACTAGTGTCGGCCTTCGACAGGCCAGTGACCTGCCCGGACTGGATCGCCAGGAGCGGGTCGGTGCGCAGGTCTCCAGCGACGTCCTCCGACGCGGGAATGTGCCGGCAATCGCATCTCGGGTGCCGCTCGAACCCGGTGTTCCAGCGGTACCACCTGCCAGCCAGGATCACGCACCGCGAGCAGGAAGGGGTGTTGAGCATCCGGACGTACCCGGTCACCTTCGGACGTGAAGTCATGGCCGCCGAGACGGCCGCGCGACTGGCGTCCTGCACTGCGGTGGCGACCATCAGGCCCAGCGTGGACCGGGCCGACGCCATCGCATCCGCCGGCCTCAGGCCGGACCCGATCGCGGTCTTGACGTCGATGACCGGCTCGAACAGCAGTGTGGCCAGATCCCGGCCGTCACCCGCGACACCAGCCAGGGCGGTCGGATTCACCCGGCCCTCCGCCGGGGCGCGCATCTTCTGCTCGGCCAGGACCGCGCTCACGTAGGGGTCAGCGTCCCTGGCAGCGAGGATCTGCACTGCCGCAACGGTGGCCACCAGGCGGCCGCCCAGGGCCCGCCAGGACGCGTCCAGGTCATCGACGCCCATGCGGTCCCAGGTGCGCCACGCTGCCGCCACAGCGGCAGCAGCGGCCTTCGCCTGACGTCGGTAGTGCGCCTCAGCCGCCTGCAGCATCCGGCGCCACCGGAGTCACATCACGCAGCAGGCCCGCCAGGAGAGGATCCTCAGCCTCGGCCTGGCGTCGGGCCAGCTCTCGGGCGATCTCCGGCTGGGACATGCCGTAGCGCCGCTCGAGGATGCCGGCCGCGGACCAGCCGACCTGCTTGTCCTTCAGCGCGGCGTCGGACGTCTGCGCGTCGGTCGCGGTCTCAGGGTTGCGCCACAGGATCTGCGCGGCCCGGCACGCCTCAGCGGTCGCCTTGTCCTCCCGGACCAGTGCGAGACGACGGAACACCGCTCGCGTCGGCGCGGTCAGATAGCGGTGGCCGTCGCGGACCTTCATGTACAGCGGGTCCCGCAGGCCATCGAGCGTCTCGCCGTTGACGTTCGACAGGGCGCCCATGTAGTTGATTGGCGTCTTCGTCTGCGCCGCGATGTGCTTGACCATCACGTCGATGACGTTCGTGAACACGTCGAGGGACGCCGCGGTGTACTGGCCGATCTTCGCGTTCTGGCCGGTGAGCCAGAGCATGCGGCCCTTGGTTAGCGCGTCCCGATCGACGGGCTTCTCGCCGATCTTCTGCCCGTTCTCGTCCAGGATCGGGACCTTCGGGGGCTCCTGGCCCATGACCACCCGGCCGGGCAGTGAGGCGAAGTCCGCCGCGCCGAACAGGTAGGCCCACATCAGGTTCGCCGCGTTCTGCATTGCGATCGTGCCCTGAATGTCGCTGATCGGCCCGCGACGCAGCAGGGGACGGTTCGGGAACTCGACCATCGGGTTGACCCGAAGGGGGTTCGGGAGCGGCCACACGTCGTCCTCGGGATCCTGACGCGGCCTCCATCCACCGCCGAGGCCCGCGAATGCGCCGGTCACGTACAGGCCGGACCCGGTGCGGCCGTTGAGGATCGACCCGGCGACGCTGGGCCGCTGCCACTTCCACACGCCGTCCGGTTCGTACAGCGTGGCCAGCTCGCGGTCGTCGTCAACCCAAGCCTTCAAGCTCAGGTCCCCATCGACGATGACCTGGGAGGAGTGCTCCCAGGTCAGGACCGGCTCACCGTTGCGGTCTCCCCAAACCAGCGCGAACGACCGCTTCGTGATCGCGCCCGACTGGAACCCCTGCGCCGACTGCGCGGGCCCGTTGTTCGAGTCCCAGTCCCGCCACAGCTGCTGCTCATCGACCGACATGGCATCCACGTCGTCACCGAGTCGAATACCGGAGATCTCCGTCAGCTCGGGGGCCGCAGCACCAACCACGCCGCACCAGTTGTCGGCGAACCCCGAGAACCGCTCCCCATGGAACTCCCGCCACTCCTGCGAGGCGTAGGTCAATGGCTGCTTGCCCTCGAAGTAGTCCTCGGCCTGGGCGATCTCCGGGCGACGCTTCGACAGCCGCGCGTACAGCAGATCTGTCTTGGCTAGGGCCTGCTCGGTTGTCAGCACGCGCAGTACCCCTTCCGGTCAGAACACGTAGGCGTAGGCCGTGTCGGGTGTCGCCCAGCCGGCCGTGCGGGCGTCGGCTGCGGCCTCGTGAGCAAGGACGTCGGCCATGAGGACGTCGATCTTCTGGTGCTCGGACGGCTTGCCGAGGATGTACTTGTCGCCCGGCTTCGCGATCTTCCGAGCGTTCAGGGCGTGCGTCTTGTAGACCGTGTCCTCAAGGTGCGAGGTCGCACCCTCTGCGAGGTCGGTCAGGTACCGGTCCAGCGCGGCGAACATGCGCCCGATCTGGTTGGTCGGCCACTGCACCACGACGTCCTCGCCGTGCTCCAGGGACCAGGCGTCGATCTCGGTCTGCCAGTCCCTCGGGTCGCAGTACATGCGGGCCACGTCGAACGCCTTGAACGTCTGCTCGACAGCCACACGAACCTCGCCGCGAGGGATGCGCCCGCCCCACTCCGCCGGGTTCCACACCGCCGGCCGCAGCTCGTCACCGACCCGGTAGGTCGGGGTGAACCGCAGCCCGTCCAACGTCTCCGCCCGCAGTGCCGTCCAGTCACCCGACGTTGACCCGTCGAAGCCGAGACAGATCGCCCGGCCCGGCTCACGCGCCACCGTGTGATCCGTGACCAGCGCCTCGGTCAGGTACGCGCCCAGCCCCTGCACGAGCCGGTTCCCGAAGAACCGCTCAGCCTGCGTCGGGTCCGTCTCGACCAGCTCGGCCGCCTCCGCGTCGATGCCCTCGACGTCGACCCACGGGGCATCCGCGTACACGTGCAAGTGGATCTTGTGACGGTCTCGCTTGTTCGCGTAGGAGAGATCGGCTGGCGGCTTGCGGTAGTAACGGAAGATGTCCGGGCGCCGGGACTCGAACGCCTGCTGCGCTGCGGAGTTCTCCATCGGATCCCACGGGTTCGTGATCTCGATCGTCCGGCCACCCATGCCGGCCGCACCCCGTCGCATCGTCTGCCAGACCCGCAGCAGCTTGTTCGTCGCCGTGTAGATCCCTGACTCGTCACCCAGCGCCCCATTGATCGGGTTGCCCAGCTTCGACCGCGCCTCTGCGCTGACCGGCTCGACCTTCCCCCGGTTCGGCAGCCGCAGGAAACCCTCACGGACCTTCACGAGCTCCTGCAGCGGCCCGGCGTGCACCATCGTCTGCATCGGCTCGTACACGTTCGCCGTCTGCGTCTCCGCTGTCGCCAGCAGCTGCAGCAGGGACTTCGGGCGGGGCATCCCCATCGGGTCGCCCGGCTCGTAGTCGAACACGAACCCACACCCGCACCCGTTGTCCTCGCAGCGGTACTGCTCCCCGCCGCGAGCCCACCCGGCGAACAGGCACGGCCCGACCGCCTCGAACAGCATGACCGCTGCTCCCCACGGGGACTTGCCGACCTTCTGCGGGCCCACGATCACCGAACGGCGGTGGTGGAACGCGGTAGCCAGCAGCGGCCGGTCCGGGTTGAACGTGATGTTCGACTTGACCCGGTAGTGGTTGACCGCGCACCACAACTGCCAGCCGTCGAACACCAGCGGCCGGCCGACCTCGAACCCGCCAGGGACCGAACAGTGAGCCTCGACCCAATCCGCCGCGAGGAAGCCCAGCGTCGGGAAGTCGACGACCTGCCCGTCAGGCTCCACCGGGGACGACCCGCAGCTTCGACCGCGATGACCTCTTCGGCGCGGCGTTCTGGGCTTCTCGCTTCGGCGCCGTCTCATCGACAGCGACCCGCCAGCCCATCTCAGCCAGGCCTGCAGTGGTCAGGCCGATCTGGTCAGCGAACCGATGCAGCGACCCCTTGTCCGCGGCCGTCGCCTCGGCGCCCTCGCAGATCACGAACGTCCGCACCCACATCGCCACAGTGAGCGACCGCCACGACTCCGACGGCATCGACCACGCACACGCCTGTGGCGTCCGCCACGCCCATGCCCACAGCTCGAGCTCTCGGTCCCGAACCCGCTCGGTCTCATCGGCGTCGAGCACCTGGAACCGGCGCTTGTCCTCGAACTCCCAGCGGTACACCACACGCCGGGGAAGCGGGAAGTCTGGGGCGGGCCCCGAGTACCCCTCAGCCGGCAGCGCCGTCAGCGAGAAGCCGCGACGATCCGACCGCCCCGAGTCCGGATCAGCCGGAGGGCCCGAACGATTCCGAGCGCCACCCTTCGCCATGCTCGATCAACTCCTCAGCCGCCTTGCGCGGCATCAGGCAGGCCAGTCACCTTGCGTGACCAGCAGGACACTCTGAACCCTCCGCACTACCGAGGACCC